ATCTTGCGCGCGGTGCGGTCGAAGGTGATCAGCGGCTGGTTGCGCTTGCGCAGCGTCCTGATCTGTTCCGAGGTCCATTGATCGATGTGGTAGTAGCGCCACGACAATCGCTGTTCGTCAATCTCCCGCGCCTTCGAGGAAGCATAATCCTCGAATTCGCGGCGGCGGACCGTCAACTTGCTCTGGTTGCCGCGCGTGTCGGTAGTGCTGTCAACACCGCTGTCCACGTCCAGATTAATCACGAAGTTTGTCCTTGCAAATCTTCATAATGTCATGTGATCCACGGTTTTGAACCTGTCGCGCCGATTGTGCGAATAATCGTCTTCCGGCAATTTCATCGATGGCGGCTTGCCCGCCATGCCGACCACCATCTGGTCGAGCAACTGTCCGACCAAGCCCAATGCGTCCACCTGATCGTCATGTTTGGAGGCCGGGAAGTTGAGAATTTCGGCGAGGAAGTCCGCGACGTAGTTGGCGGTCTTCTTGTAATAAAGCCCGTCCAGCGCCATGCGGCCTTGGATCGAGCGCGCCCGCACCGCCTTGTCGCCACGGGTCGGGAATTGGCTGCGGTTGACATAGACCCTGCGTTGCCGCATCCGCTTTTCAAGGAAGGGGCCAACCGCCGCCTTGATCTGTCCCAATTCTTCCGCCCATGCCAACGGGCGATATTGCTGCACCAGATCGCAGAACGCATCGATCCAGACATCCGTCGTCTTCTGGCCGCGCCAGACGTCCAGCAGATACATGTTGTTGAGGTGATCGATGCCGACCACGACGTGGACGGTGTAGTCGCCGCCGTCCTTGGTGGTGGCGTAGTCGGAACCACCATAGACCCGTAAATTCGCCGAGGCCGGAATGATGTCGCGCGGCTTCAGCCATTCTTCCTTGAAGTAGTCGCCTTCGTCGGGCGCGGGAGATTGCTGATATAAAGCTGACCACACTCTTGGCGGCGTCGTGTCCCGTAGGGACAGCAATTGCTCGCCATAACCATAGTCGTCATCGCTCCATAATGGCTCATCAACGCTTCGCCCGAGCGCATCGTCTGGCTTGGCAAAGGCGGGCAGCGACAGCACGGTCCATGGCTGGTGATTGAGACAGCGCCCTGCCAGATCATCTTCGTGCCACCGTGTTTGAATCAGGACCTGACGTGCATGAGGAATAAGACGAGGCCGGAAATCGTTAAGATACCAGTCCCAAATCCGATCCCGAACCAGAAGGCTATCTGCATCTTGTCGAGATCGTATGGGGTCATCGATCAAACCGTATTTGGCCCGGAAACCGGCGATGCCGACATTGGCACCGGCTGACATATATTCGCCGCCCTCCTGCAGGGACCAGCGGTCGGCGGCTTGGTTGTCTTCCGAGAGCGCAATCTTCAGGATCGGAGAATTATTAAGAATGATGTTGCGGACCCGCCGCCCCCAGCGCATCGCCAGCTCTGAGGTGTGGCTGGCCGCCAGAAACAATGCGGTCGGGTCGTTCGACATCACCCACGGCGGAAACAGGATCGAGGCATAGGTCGATTTGGCGCTGCCCGGCGGCATGAACACCGCGAGCCGCATGATGTCGCCGCGAGCGACCGCCTCCAGATGTTCGATCAACAGCCGGTGATGCCGTGCAGGCAGGAAGCCGTTATGTTCGGCCCACTTGGCCAGCGACGTGCGGATTTGCTTGCGCCGAAGAATTTCGGACGCCGCCTTTTCCGCAGAGAGCATTTATTTTCCTAAACAATCACCGCCGCGCGCCAGCCCATAATCTTGATGTAGTCTCTCGCCCTGTCGTCGGGCCAGCCGACCATGAAACGCAGGATGGGTGCCGCGCTCCGCACGATGCCATCGGTCTCGAAACCGGCAACGAAATGCGGGGCGGTGACACGGATCAGTTTCAATAGCGACACCTTTGCGGATACCAGACCACATGACGCAGATGACCGATCCCGCAATTGCGCTTGCGAAACCAGTGCCTGCGGCACCATTCCGTCAGCATCACGTCGGGCGCAACGATGACCGGAACGTGGCGTTCCATGATGATATTTTCAATCAATCTTGTGAACGCCCCGGTGTGGGGGCACCTAGCCTGCAAGGCCACCAGACGAATGCGCCGGTCGTCCTGCGTGACGATGCACTCTTTCGTCCATTCGCCCGGATCGAGCCAGCGGGCAGCCGCGATGATCGAATAACCCAGCGCCAGTTCGGCGGCCTTGCGTTGATCGCCGAATTCGCTTGGCGATAGCGCCAGCGCCGAGCGCAGCGTCATTTCAGTGGCGAAATTCATTCTGATACGCCCTCAGTCGGAGGTGAGAGACGTTTTTCTCGATCTCGTAAGCCTCTTTATAGGTCGGCCTGCGAAACAAATTCCTTCGGCTGCGCAAGTCGAACACACTGACCTCGCCGCAGCCGTTGCAGATCGCGATGTCGCCGTGCATGGGCGTTTCTTGCCCGAACACGTCGGTCGCGGATTTCATGCTCCGGTAGCAGACCGGACAGGTGCCGCGTATTTGGGTGGTTCTCATGGCGATCCCGAAAGACCGGACCCGACTAGGCCGCTACGCATCATCGGGTCCGGCCTTCCCGCGCTGGTCCCACGTCCAGCTTGGGGAAGCTAAACCCATCGTAATTTTTCTACAAACGAATTCGTGAGCGTAATAATCACGAATTGTTAGCCACGCCGTCAGCGTTGCTGACCTTTTCGTATTTTCGGAATCAGCACCCGGACCTTGGTTGAGGCTTGCCTGCGGAATTTTTCCGATGCATCCTTGGCGGTGTGGCTGTGGTTCGCCGTTATGGGTTGCTTGCAGACCGGACAGAGGGTGATTTTCACTATGCACCATTATCTTCGGATAGGTGGCTGCCGGTCATACCAGCCATAATCCCATATCGAGGGATAGGGCACTTTCGCCAATTGCCTACGATCTTTGAAACCGCCGAACAATTGCGCGGCATCGGGGCGCTCGACCGCCGCTAAGCCGCCGGTCGCAAACGAGACCACGATGCCCGACATCGCGCAGACATCGCGGGCTTCGGTTGCAACGAGGACGCCGGACGGGATGGCGGCGAAGCTGCCAGCAAGGGCCGCGACATCGATAGCTTCGGTTGCCGCCAGCACGCCGCTAGCGTCGGACGGGGCGTCTTTCCAGACATCGGTGTCGTCCCAGACCCCGGTGTCGTCCCACGCGCCGTTATGGAGTATCCACATCTGGGTTACTCCCCACGGCAAATACCTCCGTTATGGCAGCATCTTGAATAGCATCGATTTCTGGGTCGGCGATCCGCTGTCATAGGCGAACAGCAATTGTTGGATCGCGGCTTGCGCGTTCTCGACATCAACCGCCGTAATGTCGGTCCGCACCACCGAGATGTTCGGATTATCCGGATTGGAGGTGTCGAAATAGCGCGTGATCAGCGTCGGGTCTTGTTCCAACTGGTCGTTGTTGCCGCGCAAGGTCTGCATCAGATTGCAGAACGCCACGATGTTCTGGGTATAATTGTTCATGAAGCTGACGGGATTGCTCATGTGAGTTGAACCTTTCTGATGGTGCCCGCCTTGTTGAAACACAGCCACGTCTGGCCACCGGACGTGTCATCGATCAGCGCAAAGCAACCTGACGGCACGTCGCCCGCCGCCGGTGCGCCCGCCTTCGCAAACCCGTCAATCGCCACCAGCCGTTTGACGCCGGTGCCGCCCGCCCGCGTCCCGAGCGTGAAGACGCCGGTGTTGACAGTCCAATCAAGGATGCCGCGCTCCCAATTGGTCGGCACCGGCACCGCGTCGATGGTCTTGTAGATGTGCAGGCCCTGCGCCGTGGCCCCAAATTGGATCGACCAGATATTAAAATTGATCAGATTATAGTCGAGCGCCAGATTGGCGGCCCACGAAAGCGCAATCGAGCTGTTGACCGCCGCCGATGGGCCTTGATAGCCACCGATCCATGTGTTGCTGCCCGACGTTCCCGTGAGGCTGTTTCCGGCGTTAGCGCCGACAAACGTGTTTCGGTCGCCTGCGGTAATACCGGACGCCGTCGTCACGCCAATGGCAACATTATAATTTCCGGAGATGGCGGCCAGCGAATTATAACCGATGCACGTATTCTGGTAGGCGTTGGTGTTGGCGGCAAGGGCACTTTTCCCAATGGCGACATTTTGCGTCGCGGCACCCCAACTTTGACCCGCGCTAAAACCAATCGCGACATTCTCGCTGGACGTCGTCGATAATTGCATCGCACCGATGCCGAGCGCAAAATTGCCGGTGCCGGTGGTCAGGGAAAGCATGGAGTTCTGGCCGATTGCCATATTGTAATTGCCGGTCGTCAGCGCATTGAGCGCCAACGTGCCCATCGCGTTATTGCCGCTGCCGCTGGTTATTCCGGCCAGCGCGCCGCTGCCCGAACCGATGTTGTCGGTCCCCGACACCGTCAAATTACCGGCATTGCCTGCAAACCAGTTGCTGGTGCCCACCACATACATCGCAGGCACGTTGTTGATGTAATAGCCGCTGACGACGCCGCTGGCGGCGTGGCCGAGTTTCAGCCGGAAGTTCGTCGCATCATAGAACAGATTGGCGTTGTCCTGCGCCAGATTGGTGCCGCTATCGGCGAACAGCACGCTGCCGGACGTTGCGCCGGTGATCGCGCCGCCAATCGACATGCTGCCGCCGCCGCCGCCCGCAGGCACCGCCCACACGCCATCACCGCGCCAGAACGTCGTATTCGATGCCGACGTGCCACTATTCAAATGACTGACCGTCAGATTGCCGGTGACGCCGGTCGAGAGCGGCAAGCCCGTGCAATTGGTCAGCGTGCCCGACGCTGGCGTGCCGAGCACCGGGGCCGTCAAGGTCAGCGCCGTGCCATTGGTGGTCGCGCCGGTAATGCCGCCAAACGCGCCTGCGTTGTTGTACTGAACTTGGGTCGACGAGCCGCCCGGCGTGCCGCCGCCACCACCGCCGGTGAAGCTGGCCAGCTGGGTCGCCGTCACCTTGAACGAACTGAGACCTTTCGAGATATAGAGCAGATCGGTGCCGGTGACCGATGAGGCTGCCGGGAGTGCGGATAATTTGCTGTCGGCCATTACTGGAAAACCTTTACCCAGTCGTAATAGGTGACCCATGTGAACGGCGAGGCCGCCGAATTGCCACCGGACAGGATGACAATCATGTGGTGCGTGTCGCTGACCGCGTAGGGGTCGGACGTCGTCCACGTCATCGCCCCATCCGTCACGACGATCCCGTTGAAGAAGTTCATGAACACCCCGGTGCCGTTGTTGGTCGCGGCGGGAAGCCACAGCGACGAATACAGGTTCATGTTGGAGAGATTATATCCGGGCTGGCTCACCAAGGTTCGACCGGTGCTGCCGGTTGAGGCGGTATGGGTGGTGGGCGCGGTCCAGACGTGAATGCCCCACGTTGTGATCCGGCTGTTATTAACGTCGTAATGCTCCATGAAATCCAGCTCCACGAAGCTGGTGGCGTGCCCGGTCAAAGCTTCGACCGGATCAGCCCAAAACGCAGGCCAGCACGTCGCTGCGGTCGGCTCACTGCCCCATGTTGCCTTGGTCTCGAACAGCGCCGGACCCGCAAAACTCTGGCCCACCGACTGCGTCGCATCACCGACCTTCGGCGTTGCCGTATAGATGTAATTGGTCGTTGTCGTGGTTGCATCGGTCCATGTCAGGACCGACCCCGAAACCGACAATCCCGCCGCTACCGTTGCCGGATGGCTGTTGAAATCAAACCCCGTCATCGGGCACGCCGACCACGAATTCGCCAGATACCAGTTGAAGCCCGCCGCGCGGGTATTGGCGAGATCGAAGGTCGAACTGGACGCAAAATCATCCACGAAAGTCTGCGTCATCCCCCACATCGCCTTCGGCAACATGTTGGCCCACCAGACAGACACTCCCGAGGTCCCGTTGCCAGTATAACTGATGCTCCGCGCGGCAGTGCCCGACCCATTGTCGAGATAAAACGTCAGATACCAATACTCGTAAGCGGTGCCGGTCACATAGGCGTCGAACGTGCACAGAAACCATCCGCTCGCCAGCGAGGTCATGATCGTGTTGCTCACGGTCCAGCCAGTGCCGGTAACCACATCATAACCGACATTGCCGCCAGCGAGATCAAACCCGACCGATGACGCTGTCTCGCTACTGCCGCCGCTGGTCACCGCCGCCATCCGGGCAACGATCCGGGTCCGCGTGTTGGCCTTGGCGATAAAGCCGCAGCGCACCGGACTGCCGACCTGCGAAATCTTGACCGGATAGGACCGGATCATGTGCACCGAATTAGCACTATTCTCCACCCATGAGCTGCCCGTCGTCGCGCCATCGGGTGCCACGACCGTATTCATCGTCACCGAACTCGACGGAGTACCGCTGGGCCAATCAAGCGGGAACGAGGGAATCCCGGTGTTCCATGCCGTCTTGGCGCTGGCATCAAGATACTCAATGGCGCTGGGATCGAACGCGGTATCGTAGATCATCCGATAACTGGATGGCACCACACCGACGATCCCTGCAAGCCCGGTCGCACTGCCCTCCAACAGCAAATTGGAGACGCCGATACCCGCCGTCGCATTATACTGCGCGATCAGCGCATTGAGCTTGGCCCGCGCCGACGATCCAAGTTCGCCATTGAGGACATGGGCCAGCGTGGTCATGCGGCCTTGTCTTCCACCTGATCCGGCGGCGGCACCTCATCAGCCATCAACAGCGTACCGTCTTCCAATAGCAAGTTGGAAACCCCGACGCCCGCGGTGATGTTGTACTGGTCGATTAGGAGATTGATCTTGTTGCGGACTGACAAACCGCTCTCGCCATTGGTGATGGGTGCGATAGTGGCCATTTGCGTCAGCCGCCCCGAGTTGATTTTAGATAGGAAAGGGCATGTTCCAGCCCTTCAACGCTATCACCAAGTTGACCGATGCCCATGTTGCACTGAATGCAAAGATAACCGCGATATTTTCCGGTAGTGTGATCATGATCCATATGGAGTTTTGCAACCTCTCCACAGTTGAAGCACCTGTTGTCCAGCGGAGGCGGCGGAAAATCAAAGCAGGGAAGAAAGCCATTCATTTTTGCTTTCCATTCGCCCATGTAGGCTGCTTTTTTGCGTCGCCGTTTTTCTGTTAGCTCATCAGTCGTTAACGGGGTTGGCAACGGCTTCTTCAGTTTAGGATTGCGCGCTCGCCAACGCGCGACGGCATCGCGCCGCAGCGCTTTTGCATGATCGGTTTTATAATAAGCCTGCACTTTTTCCGGATGTCGCAGACGGTATAATGCAGTTCTCTCCGCATTACTTAATGCAGTCATTATACAACCTAGCCGTGTGTTATAGTGCCACTTGTGATGGTGACGGTGCCGCCCGAGGTGACGGCGGTGGTCCCTAATATAATGTCGGTGCCTGATGTCCCGACCGTGAGACCGCTCACCACGGTGGTGCCCGCATTGTTGCGGAACTCCGCCAGTGCGGCGGTGCCGGTCGCGGAAGCCGTCGCCGTCAAGGGCGTGCCCGCCAGCGTAAACACCGCTCCCGCCACGGTGCCGGGGATCGCAGGCAAGGCGATGGTGGCGAGCACACCGGTCGCACCGGACAGTCCCGCAGTGCCGATCACCAACGATCCGGCGGATGCCGTGCCGCTGGAAGCCCCCGCCACCTTGCCCGCGATCAGGTCGGGGACCAGTTGCATGCGGTTGGTCTTCAGCGTGGCGGCATAGACAACGGCCATGATGGTTACACCCCTATCTATCTGGATTAAGGTGCCGCGATCACCGAGATGGTCATGCCCGGCGAGACCCCGAAATATTCCGGACGGAGTGCCGGGATCAGCGACGAATTGGTGGTGGCGACCCCGGTCGCGGTGATCGCGCACTGCACTTCACACAACAGCCGGATATAACGTGTCTTGGCATTGAACGGCTGCGAGGTCTGGACGCCTGCCGAGATGTCCAAGGTCTGCTTCACGATGGCGGGCAGTTGCGCAAACGGTGCCGCCGCCTCGACCCGCGTCGAACCGAACTCGGCAATCGAAACCCGTGACGCCGCGCTCGCCTCGCCTGCGACAAACAAGAGGAGAGCTGCAAGAAAAGGCTTCATCATTCGTCCTGCTCCAGCTCTTCAGCCAAATCCGAGATCACATCATGCAGGTCACTCGGCGACATGGCCTTCTCAACAAGCCAAGCCAATGCCTGCTGCGCGCCATACATCATGTCAGTGGAGTCCTCGCCATCATCAGAGCGCAGCTTTGCTAGGATCGCGCGCACCTTGACCAACTCGACGGTGATTTCGGCTCGACTTCTCATGCGACTTTTCCAAACTTGACGGAATTTTTACTCCTGACCCCTCGCCCCGTCATTCCATCACAAGATCGTGTTCATTTCGTAATCCTGTGGATAATACCCCAGAATTCGCCCCTAGGATGCAGATGGTGACTTGAAACACTTGCGTTTT